ATTGTGGAGTACTAAAAGAGAAAATAGAAGATGCTCTGTACGACATAGATGATGTAACCGTAACCCAATGTGAGGTAAATAAGTATGACTAAGCTAACTTTAGACGATAAAGAATATGAAATTGATGACATGAATGATGAACAGAAAGAGATCCTGAACATCTTGAATCTAGGTTCTAACTCTGCAAATCTATTAAACCACATGATCCAATGTGTGAATGCTATTCAACAAATGAAAACGAATGAATTGAAACAGTCATTGGAAGGTGATAAGGATGATCAATCGGAGTGATCTAGAAGCGTTTGGCTATTTTGATATGTTTCAGAATAGTCCAGACTACGAAGAAGATCCTGTCCGTTTCTATAGCCAGTTTGTAGAGGACAAGATATTGACTAAGGGACGTGATCGTCTAGTAGAAAATACTCTTGGACTCTCTGGTGAAGCAGGTGAGGTATCTGAGAAAGTGAAGAAACTCTTTCGTGATAAGAATAGATTCAAGGATGAAGATATACTGAAAGAGTTAGGTGATGTGTTGTTCTATACAGTGGCCTTGGCAAACATCTTCGGGGGTAACCTACGTAAGGTTATGGAGATGAACATGGCAAAGCTAGATGATAGAGAGCAACGTGGTGTACTAAAGGGAAGCGGAGATAATAGATGAGCAACTACCTACCAACAGACTATCAATCCTTCATCCATACTTCACGGTATGCACGGTGGCTTGAGGAAGAAGGGCGACGAGAGAACTGGGATGAGACAGTTCAACGATACATAAAGAATGTTGTATACAAAGCCTTCCCTAACAATAATCTAGATAGACCCCTTACTGATAAAGAGTTAGCTTTTGATTGGGGTAAGGTTGAGCAAGAGATTTACGATGCCATTATGTCACTAGAGGTTATGCCCTCTATGCGAGCCATGATGACTGCAGGTCCAGCTGCTACTCGTGACAACACCTGTATGTACAACTGTAGCTACCTACCCGTAGATGACCCTAAGTCCTTCGATGAGGCTATGTTTATCTTGCTCTGTGGTACTGGTGTTGGCTTCAGTGTCGAGCGGCAGTTTGTCAGTAAACTCCCTGAGATCCCTGAGCTGTTCGTTAGTGAGACTACTATCGTTGTCAAAGACAGTAAGGAAGGTTGGGCTAAAGCTCTTCGTCAAGTTCTTGCTCTCCTCTGGGCTGGTGAAATCCCTCAATGGGATATTGGTCTAGTACGTCCTGCAGGTGCAAAGCTTAAGACCTTTGGTGGTCGAGCCTCTGGTCCAGCACCTCTTGTTGAGTTGTTCAACTTTGTTATCACTACCTTCAAGAATGCACAAGGACGTAAGCTATCTAGCATTGAGTGTCACGACATCATGTGTAAGATCGGTGAGGTAGTTGTAGTAGGTGGTGTACGTAGGTCAGCTATGATCTCTTTGAGTAACCTCAGTGATGATCGTATGCGTCATGCTAAGTCAGGTGCATGGTGGGAGAATGATCCACAACGTGCCTTAGCTAATAACTCTGTGAGTTATACAGAGAAGCCAGATGCTGTATCCTTCATGCGTGAGTGGATGGCACTGGTAGAGTCAGGAAGTGGAGAGCGTGGTGTATTCAATCGTCAAGCAAGTAAGAAGCAAGCTGAAAAGAATGGTCGGCGTGATCCTAACTATGAGTTCGGGACTAACCCGTGCAGTGAGATCATACTTAGACCGAATCAGTTTTGCAATCTCACTGAGGTTGTGGTACGTGCGACAGACAGCTTGGAAGATCTTGAACGTAAGGTTAGACTGGCTACGATTCTGGGAACCATACAATCCACCTACACCAAGTTTCCATACTTGCGTAAGGTGTGGAACAAGAACACAGAAGAAGAGCGTCTGTTGGGTGTGTCACTTACAGGGATAATGGACAACTCCTTGATGACTATTAAGAACAAAGGCTTGGAGAAGACTCTTGAACATCTTCGTGGGATTTGTGTTTCTACTAATGCTGAATGGGCTGACCGTCTTGGTATACCTGTTGCTGCTGCAATTACATGTGTCAAACCGTCGGGCACCGTCTCGCAATTGGTGGATAGTGCCAGTGGCATACATGCTCGCCATAGTCCCTATTATATCCGTACTGTGCGTGGTGATAATAAAGATCCACTAACACAGTTCATGACTGATCAAGGTATACCTAGTGAGCCTTGTGTCATGAAGCCAGATCAAACAACAGTATTTAGTTTCCCTGTGAAGTCTCCGACTAAGGCAGTGGTTACTGAAGATATGACAGCCATTGAACAACTTGATACTTGGCTGATGTATCAACGACATTGGTGTGAGCATAAACCCTCAGTGACAATCAATGTTCGTAAGGATGAGTGGTTTGAAGTAGGTGCCTTTGTGTACAAGTACTTTGACGAGATGTCGGGCGTATCCTTCTTGCCTTACAACGAGCACACTTATCAACAAGCACCTTATCAAGAAGTAGATAAGGCTCAGTATAAAGACTTGCTTTCTTCTATGCCATCTGCTATTGCTTGGAGTGAGTTGGCTAACTACGAGAAGGAAGATAACACAGTCTCAATGCAGACAATGGCCTGTACAGGTGATGTTTGTGAAATGGTAGACATAACATAGGAGATAAATATGTTTGAAGTAATGACGTTCTTAGCAGGTGCTGTGATTGTAGCAGACCTTGTTATTCCGGTGGCATTAGAAACAATTTCAGGGTTGTTCTAATGTATGTTCTAGTGCTCATAATGTTCTTTGAAGATAGGTATAAGATCCAAGGTCATCATACGTTCTTTCCAAGTCAGGTTGCTTGTCATGAGTTTGCAGCTCCACTTAAAAAAAGACTTATGGACACTAGACCTTCACCTAACTCTGATGTAAAATACTATTGTTTTGAAATCCCTAAAGAGGTTTAAATGAAATACGACCCAGTAAACAGCCCAGCACATTACAAGTTGAGTGGTGGCATAGAGTGCATTGATTATATCAAACAGGTACTAACCCTTGATCAGTTCATAGGTTACTGCCACGGTAATATGATCAAGTACCAACACAGGTATATGTACAAGGGTAACCCTGTTCAGGATATGGAGAAAGCAGAATGGTATTTAAACAAGATGCTAGAGGCAATGGAGGAAAAACACAAATGAGGCCATACGAAGAAGGTATAAAGGACTTTAGGGAAGGCAACTTAGGCAATCCTCATAGACCAAATACCAAGCAGGGTAGGGAGTGGGAGATGGGCTTTAACAAAGCCTACTTCCGTAACCTTGAAAGGGTTAAGCTGAATGAACAAAAACAAAAAGAGTCTTGAAGAAGAGGCCAAAAGTTACAGGCAGAAAAAGATAAAGCCACCGCTTAAAAACAAAGCACTTACTTCTCGTAGGTACTTAGCTGGTCAAGCGATGGCTGCATTGTTGTCAAGATCTCCAGGGCATGTTCACAAAGGAGATATAAAGCGTGAGTCATATGATTGGGCTGACTTCATGTTAGAGGATGATGATGAATAACAAAAGGGGGCTTCAAGTGGCCCCCTTAAGTTTATTCTGTTTGCTTTTTAAAGATACGTAAACTACGTAAAGACTCTTCAGTCTCTAGATACCGTTGGAGTATGAAGAGTTCGTTCGGCTCTAAGTCTTCTAGATCTCCTAAGTTTAATTCCTTTAGGCCTTTCTGAACACCTGACTTAGGGAACTTGCTAGTTATGTCGTACTGTAGCGCAGTTACATCTTCAGGTCCAGAGTATTGCATACGTAAGAAAGTCTTAGCTAAATCTTTTGCTCTGGGTACAACATCACCCTTCCAATGCTGTAACTTTTCTTCTTGAGTCAGGTTATCAAACCAACTAGACTCTAGCAGCAAGCTTGACTCTGACTCTATTATATCAAAGAAGATTCCGCTCAAAGTATTACCAGCTTGAGGTGCTTGGTCTTTAACTTTCTTACTGGCTCCAATCATACTATCAAGTTTATAGTCTGGTATGCCTACCCTATTCATAACACGTTGAGTATCAGTAAGCCTGATGTTCCTAATACCTAACATCTTAGTAGATTGTATATCGGCTGTACCACCTGCAGCAGTCTGTCTAGCTTCGGCTAAAGGTTCTCCCATAAACAAAGGTATGATATTGTCTATGTAACGAAAGGCATTATTGACTAGCTTATTGTTTTGTTTCCTATCTATAGGTGCAGCATCTTCACCTCTAGCAAGACCAGCGACAATGTTCAAAGGTTCTGCAGCCCTGAATACAGGACTTGCAAACTGACTAGCCAAGGTGTTACCAGCTATATTTAAAGCCGCAGCAACATCACGTCTTTCAGGATCAACCATAAGCGTAATAGACTCTAGTGTATCCCTTTGAGCTTTATCTAGATTTCTTAATAAACCACTTAAACCAAAGTCCAGCCTAAACTGCTTAAAAGCTTCCATAGCTTGTTGCTTTTCACCCATCCGCATCAACGCCCAGATTCTACCCCCAGCTCTGTATGCAGATATAGGAAAGTCAAACTGTTGGTTTATCACTTCTCCACCTGCAGTAGCTGTTGCATACAAAGGTAGGCCTTTTTTAACGTTATCAATTTCTTCATTTGATACTACCCAAAGAGCACCAGCAGATACCGTAGTCCTAGCAAATGCTTCCTTCATAGTCATGTTGTCGTAGAAACCCATACCCTTTGCAATCATGTTTACTCCAGGAGCATTCTTTCCTGTGAATGCTACTGTGGCATTAAAGAATCTACCAAAGGGAACTGCCATACCTATAACAGGAAGCTTCCTAGCGTTTTCTATACCCCCTGCAATTGTACCTACTAAACCTTCACCCTTATAAGATTTAGAAAAGATTGCCTCCAAGGTATCCTCAACAGCATTAGCTTCTATAGTACGATACTCCTTACTACCCATATATTTTTGAAGGGACATACCACCTATGTTTTCAGACCTATAAAATTCGTTCCAACCTTTACCTGTAGCAGCTCTAAGTTTCTTATCCATCTGAAATAAAAATTCTTGCGACTTAGTAAATCCATCCTGTGCTTGCACCAAGGTAAGCTTCTGCACCATATCAATATAGTTATCTGTTTTTAACCCAACTAATTTCATACCTGGGCTAAACTTACCGCCTGTTAGTAAGGTATTGGTACCCTCTACACCACCAGGAAGTACACTGTTTAATCTTTGAAGTGCTTCAGAGTTTCTTTGCAGTGCAGATTCAAAAGCTGTATAAGTCATGTCAGGATCGAGTAGGAACTTGACCCTTTGCATATTAGATTCCATAAGAATCTTAGCTAACCTCTGAGTTTCAGCACCTTTTTCTACCTGACCAGCTAACTTTTGTAGTGTGCCATATCCAGCATTTACTAATGCTATAGACATATCAGTAGCACTTTGCAGGGCAGTATTAGTACCCCAACCAACTACATTGAGTGCACTTGTAGAAGGATGAGCAACAAGCAACCTAATTAAACGGTCTTGGTTTTTCTGGAAAGCTTCTAAGGTCATTCCAGTTATAGTTGGATCAGTATCTTTTTTAGCAGCCTTAGGCTCAGTGCCCTTTAGGATAGACAGTCGTAACTTCTTAGTAGTAACTTTACCTTTCCTGCTACGATAGACTACTGTTGCCAGATCTCCATCTATTTCTTTTACTTCACCAATTCTTTTTGTACCTACCGAAGATACTCTGTCACCAACTTCTATTGTTTTAACAGCCATATCGCCACGAATAAATCCAGCATCTAAGGCAGACTCATATAGATCTTTTAGTTCCATATCAGTAATAGAAAGACCTAGCTGTTTAGCTGACTGACCCATAAGGCCAAGAGTTGAACCAGCTTCAGACATCTTGTATGACAGTATGTCACCTATATCTCTACCAGTAACTTGAGATCTAGGAATGATGTTGCCGTCATTGTCACGAACTTTAATCTTATTGCCCGTAGCTTTCTCAATAGCTTTTATAAACCCTTGAGCTTCCTTGTCGCTAACATCGGCAATAATATCAGCCATCCAGTTAGTAAACTTATCATCTTCAAAACGTTTAGCCCAAACAAAGCCCCTCTCAAAGGCAGTCTGAGTCATACCCTTAAAGATAACTTCATCACCTTCGTTATGTCCTAGTATTAGGACTTTAAAGAAGTCGTGGCTAAAGTCTTTGCTACCTTTAGATAACTCTGCGCCACCCTCTAGTTTTGTCTTCCAATCTCGACCAACATCTACTTTCTTTTGCTTTACATATTTGTCTATAGCTTGAGAAGCTTCCGACAAAAACCCTGTAGCATCTGGTGTAGATAGTTCCATTGTAGGTACTGCTGTATCTGACATACCACGTCTTGCAATCAAGCCAGCTTGAACACCACCCATAATAATACCACCAGCAGCAGCTATTCCCACAGCTAGGTAGTTAATGTCTTCCTGTGCATCTACATCTACTAAGCCATCTTGATACAAGTACTCCATACCTGTACCTATTGCAGCATCTATACCAGTGGTAATACCTATTTCTGTAATAGCTTTCTTGGTAGCTAGACGTTGAGCAGCAGTCTTACCTAAAGTCTGCTGTACATAAGAACCTATCTTAGCCTTAGTAGCTGTACGTGAAGCTTGTACTCCATCCGCAAATACCTTGGTACCAACTTTTTCAGCTGTCTTTTTTGTACCTTCTTTCTGCATAGACTGCAGAGCAGCTTTCTTTGCAACTGACGTACCTACACGAATAGAACCATTAGCTGCAGCTTTACCTATAAGTCCCCCAAGAAGGTTTGCTGGATCAAGAAGCACACTCCTAGCAAAGTCCATCACACCTTCAGCTTTTTCACCTACTGTTGTTTCTTTACTAAAGATGCCAGCCATATTCTCGTACAGCTTATATGCAGCAGCAGCTCTAGTCTTCTTAGCTTCATCATCTTGTATGTCGTTGATGTAGTCTATCTCAGCTAGGCCACGAACAGTATTACCTGACACAACACCACGACGATTGTTCAAGAAGCTGTCAATAACATCTTCTCTAGATTTACCATCTACTTCTTCATCACCAAACCTATCACGCATATAGCCTTCAGCTATAGAGTAGGCATAGTCATTCTCTGCTAAATCATTTTGAGTGTATGTACCAGCCTCAGGTAACGCAGGTTCAACCTTCTCAGGTTCAACTAAAACATTTGGGTCAGTTAGAATAAAACCTTCTGGTACACTTATATTTGTAGGCTTATCTAAAGTAAACCCCTCAGGTATGTTAGTCATCTTTACCCCTTATAGGTTTACAATATTTCCCTGTGGATCTTTCCAGTTGGTACCATCCCAAGTTATCACTACACCAGTATCAGGATTAGTAGCTGTAGCACCCACTGGAATACTACTAGGCTCAGGTTCAGGTTCAGTATTTAAAGCCCTTAACTG